TTAACCTACATTACACAAAAATGGCGGGTGCTAAATGACAGAGTCAGCAAAAGTAGTTCAAGGAACCAAAGAATGGTTTGCCTTGAGGATGGGAAAAATTACTGGCACAAGAATACAACGTGCTGTTAAGGAAGATATATGGGCTAAGGGAGATCAATGGGATGACTTAGCTATTGATATGTTCAGAGAAGAGCACAACCTACCACAACGCCCTTTTGATTCCCGAGCATTGTTTGCCATTACAAGGGGAAAAGAAAATGAGCCCAAGGCAATCAAGACACTATCAGATCTTGGTTACGTTATACAAGACTCACCGTTTGTAAAACACCCCGACTATGATTGGCTTGGAATGAGCCCGGACGGAATCCTTTTGAGGGGTAGAAAAGGCGGACCAGCTGCTGTTGAAATTAAATGTCCACAAACAAAACCTGTTAAGGATGTTAAAAAACAAAAAAGAAATTATTGGCATCAGATGCAGCTTGGCATGGAGTGCATGGATATAGATGAAATGCTTTTCTTTCAGTGGTATGAAACCGGGGATCATGTTTCCGAGTGGGTTGATAGAGATCCCGACTGGGCAAAAATATATTTACCAAAAGCAAAAGACTTTATTGACTGGTATAGCACCGCTAAAAAAGATCCCGAGAATATTGCACGTTGGTCTGTTGAATATAAAGAACCCGGTGTTCCTTATAAAGATGTAGACGATAACGAGGACACTAAAAAATTAGTAAGCGTTATGTTAGAAATTAAAATATTACAACAAAAAATTAAAGAGCTTGATGCTGATAAAAAAGAAATATCAGCAAGGTTGATTGGTGATAACAACGGAGCTTTTAGAACCCCATCTGTGAAGTGTCATTTAACTCAAGCTACTGGGAGGATTGATTATAAAAGATTAATCGAAGACAAGGATATTCCAGTGCATGAGGTCGAAGGGTATAGATCAGAGGGCGATACTAGAATTTACACAAGAATTGTGGAGGACAAAAATGGATGATTTAAATCCAAAAAAATCAGTGAGTTCGAGAGTTAATCATGACGTTCATGATTATCTTGAAAGGGTTAGTAATCAAGAAGGACATAGATTCTATGACAGAGGTATGTCTTACAAGGTTGCTAAAATTTTAGAAGATTGGTACCAAAAGGAGGTAGAAGCCAATGGAATATGATGATAATAACAAGGGAGCTCTTTGGAAAACAGAGGACTCTTCTAAGAAATATATCTTAAACGGCAAGGTAAAAGTTGACGGTAAAGAGATGCTTGTATTTGCATACAAAAATGAAACTGAAAATGACAGAGCACCAGCTATTAATTTAAGTTTTGTTGAGCCAAACAATGCGGGGGTTAGACCAACACCAGCACCAGCGGCACAAGTAAAAGCAGAAGATCTGCCTTTCTAATGAGTGATTCAACTGACAATAATAAAGTTGTTGTCTTTGTTGACGGCGAACAGAGAGAGTACGATAGCAGTACTTTCTCTGAGGCGGCTCAAAACAAGGTCCGAGATCTTCAGATATCAAACACTTTGATTAATACACGCTCGAGTGAGCTTGCTTTAATGCAGATGGGTTTGAGGGTTTTACAAAGCGAGCTTACACCGTTGCTGCCTAGTGATGGGTTTACGGTTGTACAAAGTAAAACAGATGAAGTAGAATCAAATACAAGCGAGACAAAAAAAGATTCGTAAGTATTTGAAATGACTCCAATAGAAACAAAGAGCCTTTCATCTAATGAGAGGCTTGCTTCACTCCAAGGGGAGGCTAGATTAGACGGCAGCCCTTGTAGGGGAGTGTGCTCTACGACATACGGCGACCTTCACTGTCATACTTGTGGCAGAACTCAAACCGAAATAACCGACTGGAACACTTTGTCTTCTCATCAAAAGAAACTTATTAACATAAAAAATGCTGCTGCTGGATTTAAAATTCGACAGCTAGAATCGCAAGACGAGCGTTGGGCGGAGTATCAAAAATTGAAAACTATAGACAACCTTACAATCAGAGACGCCATAAAAAGAGTGCTCTCTGTGGCTACCAGCCAAGGCGAAATGTTTGATCAAGACCATAAGTGTATTGCTATACTTACAAAGATCATTACTTCAGACCATAGGTTTAATGACATCTCGTTACAGTCAATTCTTTCAGAAGATGACTATGAAACAATCAAATCTAAATTCGAGTAAAGCTTTTCAAAGAGACTTACAAGTTGGACAACAGCTTGAAGTCAAAGTTCTTAAATCTATTCAAAAAAAATATCCGTCGGCTGTTTTAATTCCCGGGAAGTTTAAACCCTATGACATATTTATTCCCGAGACCGGAGACAAGGTTGAGGTCAAGGCAGATTATAAAAGTTTAGAAACAAACAACATATTGATTGAATTAAAAATGTTTAATAAACCATCTGCACTGTTATCTACCGAGGCTGACTACTGGGTATTTTATACTGGCAAAGAAATTATGTGGACCACGCCAATATTAATTATGGAATGCATTATGATTAATAATATTCAATCAATAGACATTCTTGGCGAGGGTGATGCTGAACCAAAAAGAGCATGCTTGGTTCCAATAAATTTATTTAGAGAGTATTTATTAAAAGATTGACTTAGTATACAAAGTCTTTATAATCTTAACTTAAACATTAAAAGGGAGTTTATATGTTAAAAATAGAAAAAGGTATACCGATGCCAGATCAATGGCAGGAAAATCACGGCAAATCCAAAGAAGACGATATAAGAAAAACAATCTTTGCAATGGAAGTAAAAGATTGTGTTTCATTTGTTGATTACAGGGAAGCAACACGCTTTAGATCTAGAGCTCAAAGTATTAAAAAATCATTAAGAGGTTTTGATAAAGAGTTTGCTTTAAGAACACAAATAGATGAAAACGGAAATACGTTTTGGAGAGTTTGGAGGTCAGCGTAATATGAAATTTTATATAGCAAAGTGTCATGAACACGAAATTGTTTATGTTTACACCAACAAGAAAGCCATGATGAAAGATTGTAATAAATATGGTTTTGTTGTTGAAGAGCCCATTCAGTTTAAACAAACACAAACAGCAAGTGTGCTTGCAGCGATGCAAGAATTATCATCACACTGTGGCAATACCATTGATTATAAAATAGGAAGATAAATGGCTAAAGCAAAAACAGTACAATCAATTACCCCAGTTAAGAAAAAAACTTCTATAGGTAATTCAAGACTTAGTTATGGTTCGGGTATGAACAAAAAGAAAAAAGCTAACTTTAAAAAATATAGGGGGCAAGGCAAATGAAAGATTTCAATGAAGCCGTACAAAGATATTATGAAGTCAAGAATCCCGGAAAGAACGATCCCACTTACATAAAATATTTTACTAAGTGTTTTGGTAAAAAGAATATTAATAAGTTATCTAAAGAAGATCTAGCCAACGCTAGGGCAGGGATTAAAAAATCTCCCGGTACTGTCAATAGATACATAAACTTTTTAAGAGCAGTGCTTAATTACTGCTACGAAGATTTAGGCTGGTTGGACACAAAGCCAACTCTTAAAAGAGTAAAGGAGTCATCCAAGAGGGTGAAGTTCTTTACGCTTGAAGAGTGTGCTAGGTTGCATGAGGCTTTGCCTGAGCACCTCAAACCTGTGTTTGTTTTCTCCCTTATGACTGGTGTCAGGATGTCCAACTGCCTAAACCTAAAGTGGGAAGATATACAAGATGGATGGGTATCCATTCATGCAGACGAGACCAAGAACGGGAGATCTCTTGCGGTGCCTTTAAATAAAGATGCACAAGAGTTGTTGAACAACATAAAACAAATTGGTCCCTACGTCTTCACATACGCTGGTAGGAAGCTTACAAGAACGTCAAACACTGGATGGTATAAGGCACTTAAAAAGTGTGGCTTAGAGGGCTTCAGGTGGCACGACATTAGACATACATGGGCTACTCATCATGTGCAGAATGGTACTCCCTTACATACTCTGCAACATCTTGGTGGGTGGTCCGACTTTAATATTGTCAATAGGTATGCTCACTTGTCTAAAGATTATCTTAATGAGGCTTGTGAGAATACTATATCTTTGATATCTTGAGGTTTGATACCTTCTTGCGGGGCTGCCAGTTAATCATATAACCCCCCTTTTTACTGTATGTTTGGCGGCTTCGCTTTTTTTATTTGAATTTTTTGTTATAAGCCTTGTTGAATTCAAGGTATATTTTTTGTTCTTCTTGTCTGTACTTTTCAATCAACTCATCGTACTTATCAGGATCATTTACTTTATACAGATTCATAGCGGTATCTTTTTTCTTTCTGAGGGTTGAAAGTTTTTCTAACGCAATAGTTAGCTTGGGTTTGGTTGCATCCCTGTATGCTTTTGATCTTCCCCTATCTCTTTTTTTCATAG